GCACTGTTGACTATAGGTTACTGCAGCAGCATCTGGAAGTTGTTGTGATTCAATGGTCTCTTTTCCAAATTCACCAACCCAAACCTCATATTGATCACTTGTAGGAGCCAAAAGAACAATAGCATATTCTACACCAGGTTCCAAGTAAAGTGGTTCTGGGAATTTAGCATTAGTAACAGCAGATGCATCAGGTGAAATATTAATATCTTCAGGTCTTAAAGTTACACTAGGGCCAACTAAATCTAATGTAGGAATTCCCAATTCAACAGTTCTAATTTGAACTATTAAAGGATTATTTCCAGAATCTTTACTACTAAAGAATAAATCCACAGATGTTACAAATACACCATCATCATCTTGACCTGCACCAGTATTTCCAGATGGTGCCTGTATATCACCAGAAACAACAAATGATTGTGCTAATGGATCACGTCTTCCACCACGACGACCTCTACCTCCTATTCTACCTCTATTTCTATTTTGTCGTTGCCGTATTGTTGTTACTGTTGTATTAGTAGTAACAGTCGTTTCAGTTTGACGAACTTCAAACGTTCCAGTAGATTCATATTCAGTTTGTGCTGATGAAATTAATTTACTTCCAGGCAATTGTGGTACATTAGTAGAACTACTTGTAACCCTATAAGATTTTCTACCAGTTCTAATAACAACACTTGGTTGTGGATCTGCATTAGGATCTTTCAAGAAGAAAGAACCTTGTAATCCCCCATACTCATCAGATATTAATTTCAGATCTTTAACATAAGCAACAGCACCACTAGTTTGACCTACCAACTTAGTTCCAGTCGTAACATATCCACTATACAATCCTTGTGCTTCAGTGGACAATGATATTACATCAACATTTAATATTTTTGAAGTACTGGTATATTCTGGTTGTAAGTTTTGAGAAGAATCATATGGGTTTTTTGTATAAGTTTGAGATGGATTATTAAAAGCACCCTCTTTATGATTTGATTTTGCAACTCTGAATGTAATAATTTCTTGATTATTACTATACCCCTTTATAGTTTCTCCAACTTGAAATGTTCCTGCAGAACCAGAATTTGCTAAAGTAGAATCATTAGCAATTTCTAATAATTTAGGAATAAAATCAACATCAGAGTTACCATCAAAGAATTGATAGTGTCTATTTAATGGTCTTAATGCAGAGATATTAAATGCGGTATTTCTAGATCTCATAAACAAATCATCACCACTATCAACAATAATATTTCTACTTTGTCTATTAGTAGTTACTTCAGCAAATTGATTACCAGCAGTTAACGTACTTCCTCTCCTCCAGAACCAACGATCATTAGTCCAATCTCCAGTGGTCAAACCAGCATTTAACCACTCTCCAAGCCCTCTCCAGCGTCTTGTTGTCTGAGCCGCAGCCGCAGTAGCGGTAACATTTGTTGTGCCACCATCTACTTCTATAACTCTTTCAGCTAATTGAATGGTTCTTTGCCAACTATCACTTGCTGGTGTTAATTGTACAACTCCTTCAAAAGCAACCACATGAAATGGATTAACATTTTCAACTTTAGTTGCAAAATCTTGAGATATCCAATCAGTTTCTTCATATTTTAAAGTTACTGCTTGCCCAGTTTTTTGAACATTAGAATCTATTAATGGATAATCTATACCAGGATCGTATTCTTGGTCTATTATATTTGTAGCAGGTAATAAGTAGTTTTGAAAACTATTTCTAGCAATAATAGGTCTTATACAACCCTCTCCCTCATCAACTTCAATAGACGATAAATTCAAATCAATAAAATCATTATTACTAAATGAATCTACAAAGAAACCACTCTTAAATCTATCTCTTCCATTCGCATCTTGAATTGATAATGCTTCGGTTCCTACCTCAAGCAATGATAATGTTGTGACTCTTTCTAATTCTTCAACTCTATCTTCAATTACTCCAATATCTCTCATAGTATATCTTCTATTATCCTTTAATGTTATTCTTGCATCATTTGGATTATAAAGATATGGTGGCAATTCAATGGTTGCCAATTCCATTACTCTCTTATCAATATTAGGAGCTTGTGGATGATTTGCCGATAGACCTTTAGTAACTGACAATGTACCATATTCATCCAAATAAACTTTATCAATTCTTGAAAGATAATATTCATATCCAAGCAAAGATGTTTCATTAGGTGCTACTAAAAATTTAGGAGCAGTATTGAATGCAGTAGTTCTAGCATCAAAATCAAATGGTGATGAAGTAGTTCCTGTAAAAGTAGATACTCTTGGCCTAAAGTCAAGTACATCAGTTGCTCTTACTTTGTTTACACCAATATTTGGAATATCATTTTCAAAATTATCTTTTGGATAACTTAATACTGTAAATACATCACCATTATCATTTGCAGGTACTGTGTATGCGTCATATACAATCAATAATTGTTTTGAAGGAACTGCTACATTACTTTTACGAACAATTCTAGAATAATCATAAAATTCATCCTTTTGTCCCTTATCTAAGTCAAAGGATTTTGTTATATCTTGATATGATCCTAATGTAATACTCTCAATATTTGTTGTAATGTTAGATTCTTCAAATTTGACTTCTTCTGATTTAACAAATTTTCTATCATTCAAATAAACTATTCCTAATTTATTAGCACTTCCAGATGCTGGAGTGGATTCACTATTTGTAACAATCCTTGCAATAGCATTAGATTCTTGTCCAATTATATTTTCACCTATAAATGCATTGGCACTAACAGCAGCAGTAGATGCAAATTCAAGAATATCAAAATTAGGTTGTGCTCCAGTTGGTGATATTGATTCGTATACAGATAAAACTTTAACGACATCTGGAACATTTAAAGATATTTCTTCATCCTGAACTCTTAATCCATATGCCTTTTTATTATAAGTTAATCCATCATTAATTGTACTACCTTCTGCAGTTCCAGAACTAGAATCCCTAGATAAGGTTACTGTGTGTATTAAACTCTTCTCATACTGTTTTACTTTACTTTGAATACCTTGCTTTACTGCTGTTATATTGATAATATTATCATCATATGTAGTTAAATCAGTAAATTCTGCAGTTGCTCCAAGATTTTTTAGTTCAAAATTATCTGAACGTACTGTACCTATTCCACCACCTTTATAATGTACTGAATATCTGGTACTATTATATGCATCAAAAAATGCTGTTGATATTCCAGCTCCAGAACCATCTTTAATATTTGCTGCGGAAACGGTTGCAACTCCTGCTGTGGCAATATCAATATCTGTTATTTGTGCAGTAAGTGAAAGGTTTGAACCTGTAAAATTAACTGATGCTATATTGGAACTTGGTAATGGTTCATACAAAGCACCACTTCCACTCCATTGAGGCAATCCTAATGAAATAGGAATATTTGTAGCAGCAATACCAACAATACCTAAATCTTTATCATAAACTCCTGGTACATCAGCACCAGCACTATCAGCACCCTGACCAATAGGACGTGTTGCAATCGCAGAAATATATAAAGTTTTTAAATCATTTGAAATACCAGTAATCCTATTATATGTTGGGTCAGATGCTGCAGAATTTGTATAAATTACAGTATCACCAGCAATAACACCATCAAATACCTTTCCTGGACTGGTAATTTGTGTTCCAGCAGCATTAAAATTACCTGAAATTGCTCCACCTGGAAAAGGAGCTGTTCGTAAAACTGCATCTGCTGTAAAGACCTCATAATCACCAGATGGAGCTTGTCTTACAGACTGAACATCATTTAAATTAAATTCTCTTAAACTATCAATAGATACTGGATATTCCACACCATTAATTGCTAATGGTTCTCCTTTCGCAAATGATCCTGTTGCATTACGAATAAGTATTGAATTCAGACTACCACTAAGAACTGCATTATCTACAGCATAACCAATAGTTCCACTTCTTAGACCCTTTACTTGGAATCCTGTATCTAAATCATCTGCAGGTACAAGAACACTTAAGAATAATTGAGTATGAAGTTGTATATCATATAATCTAAGATCCCATGCTGTAGCAGCACCTTCATATGCGGCATCTGATAAAGTATGGGAATATACTCTAGCATCACCCATTAAACCCCTTATCAAACCTCCTTGCTGTAATTCACCAAATAAATTAATTACTTTTCTATATTGTGCAGCTCCTTTTACATTATTAACCCTTAAAATATTTCCCAGTTCAAAATCAACATTAATTGCAGAAACTTCTTGAGTATCTCTTGGTTTATCTACATCTAAAATTTCTACAGAATCTGTTTTTATATCATATCCCCTAACATAAGCTTTACCACCAGAAACCTTAACGCACATTAAATCGTCAGATGGTGTATTTCCTTCGTCAGTATTTTGTCCTTCAAAAAATAATCCACCATTACCCAATCTATCATTTAAAGAATTATCTACAGAAATATCAAATGGATCTACCGTATAATTTCCAGATTCATCAAAAGTTCTACCAGCAATCCAATTTGCAATTTTACTATACTGTGTAGAATCATCAATTTTTCTTATTTCACCTTCAACAGTTCTTAATATCTCAAAGAAATCAGTATCATTCTTATCATCAATTGATTTTTTTGTAAGAGTTAAAGATAATTTAAATCTATCTGCACCAGGTGCAGCATAGTTGGTAAATCCTTTTGCATTATCATATAGAGAAGCATCATCTTTTGCTGTAATAATTTCTTCATTAATTTGGAATCCTACCCTATATGAAGGATTATTTGTATAATGGTCTAAAATTATAGTTTGCTTATCTACGGTTACAAAAGTACCTTTAATAAAATAGATAGAATCACTTACAGAAGCAGCAGATCCTATTGATAGAGCATTATTGGCAATAAGTGTAGCTACAGCAGTTCCTGCATTAATAGTGGTATTACCATAAACTATATTTTCTTTTACTATTAAAGACTCACCATTAATAAAAGTATCTAATGTTGGATCAGTGGAACCAGCATTATTATATTTTACATATATTGTTAAATCCTCTACATCTCCACCATCAGGAAGAGCAATAAAATCTACAGTTGCAGTTACTCCAGAACTTTGACCCTCCACAGTCTTGTGAAGTAATTCATCAATATAAACAGAAATATCAATTCCAAATTGAGTGGAATTTAATTTTACGGCATTAAATTGTATATCAAGAGTCGGTCCCGCACCATTTACAATAGAACCTTCCTTAAATATATGACTACCAAAATCTTCTACTTGATTTTGTAGAATTGATTGTAATCCAGTTAATTCTCTCGCTTGTACTGGAAATCCGGGTTTAAATAAGACCTTGTAAAAATTCTTACTAGGATCAAAATCATCATAATAAGGACTTATATTTAAATCTTTTTTCTGTGCCATGTTCTTTTAGAATTCCAGAATAATTTTAATATCTTCTTTTTGTCTACTATCTCTAGTGACTAACTTGCGATTGTCAATGTAAATAACATCACCCGTTGTTTTATTTATCTCAGGATTAGCAACGCCACTTGCAAATTCAACTCCAAGATTAATTTCTTGATTACCAGTTGTGTATGTGGAACCACTAAAGTCTTCTACAGATGCGTCTGATGGTCCTCCAGATGCAAAGGCAATAGATGCATCTCCAGTAAATGGTACCACTTTAGATTCAGTAGTAACATTAGCATAATCTGTTTGATCTGCATCATTACCAAAATATAATGATCTATCCTGATAATATTTTATAACTCCAGTAATTTGGTCATAAGATGCCAAATACCCTTTTGATGTACCATCAGTATTAGCTTGTGTAATAGTAGATCCAATTGAAACATTATCACGCAAATCATCAGAAGGTGTCAGTTTAATAGCACCCAATGAAGAATACTCACTTCCAGTATATATTATATTTTTTGATGAGTATGTGGAAGGATTTTTTATAATTCCTACTTGTGAGAATTTTGCATCAGTTGGAAAATCTTTAGTGGAATCATCAAATCGAGCATAAACTAATACTTTATCAGCTCCAAGTTCTTGATATATGTCATATCCATGACCTCTAGATGGAGGTATAATAGGTATTAATTTTGCAAAATTATTAGCTTTATTCTGAGGTTGTAATGGTCCTAAATCAACTATACCATATGTATATCCAGATCCACCAGCAGTAACTGTAGTAGAATTAATTTTTCCAGAAGAATCAGTTGTAACTAATACTTTAGCACCACTTCCATCACCAAGTATATTACATGTCTCACTATCATTTGTATTATATTCATTCCCTTGATCGGCAATATATACAGTTTTAATTTGATTAAAGTTTACTTCAGAATCTCCTGATTCTCTAACATTTTGAATCTGAGAATTGGATGTAGTAGCCCAATCATTAGGAACAACAATATATTCTGTAGAATCAAATTTTACAATATCACTTGGATTGACTGTAAATAGATATTTCCAAATATATCCATCATTACTTGTACCAGCAGCAGATGGTTCCAAATCTGTAAATGTTGGTTCGTCTTGAGAGTTGCCAACAGTTGTGGTCAAATCTGAACCATTATCAATACAAATATAAACATTATAATCACTATTAATTACATAATAATTTGAATCATATAATCTACCACTCTTAGTAACTTCTGATTTATTTGAAGAACTATAATCATGCCTATACATGTCATATGGAGTATTAGTAGTCCATTGAACTTTTCTTATAACTCTTCTAATATTTTTACTATTAATACGTTTACCAAAAAGAGACGTATCTCTATATTGGTATTCATATTGAAAATTATCAGTTGGTTCTAAAGGCCACTTATCGGATGTAGTTCTACCAAATCCAGGTTCTGGACTAGATGGATTACTAAAACCCAAAAATACATAATAAGAATTATTAGTATCTAATACAGAATTTATGAAATTTTCTGCGTTAAATATTCTAAATTGATCTGTAACGACGGCCGACATATTAATAGTTTTTTAGATATTTATAAGAGATAATTAAGATTTCTCAATTGCACCAGTATCTCTAATACCAGTACCCCTTCTTTGAATGGTTGGGAAGGTAGTTAATCCAGCATCTACAGTAAGACCACTAACACCAATTGATACTGGATTTGATGACCTTGATACAGTTGCTAATCTACCCCAACTAAATGTTCCTACTGGTTTCGCAGTACTTCCTGTAGTACCAAATCCAACAAATTTGGTATCATTAACGATATTGCATGTAATAATACCAGTAGTACCATCAGTATAAATTTGAGCAACTCTATAGATATTATCCATAAAGGTGGTTCCAATACCAACAGTACCAATACCAGAATTATAAAGAGTAGTTACTCCTGTTCCAACCTGCGTATTTGATATTACTATTGGATATCCTGCTAATAAAGTATTACCAGTCCAATTACCAGCAACTGAATCCAGATGTATCTTAAGTGCTAATGTAGCACTTCCTACACCAGCAGTAGTTCCAATACCAGTAACAATACCAGTAAATCCTTGAACAACATCTATAGATGAAATATTTTCATCTTTAAATGATGGGAATGGAGCTAAAACTTTAGGTGGATTTGTAGATGTGTATCCAAATCCTTGAGAATTGATTTCTGTATCAGTAATAACACCATTAGTTATAGTTGCTGTTGCTGTAGCCGTAGATGCTATACCAACAGTTCCATCTCCTAAAAGATATGTGCTAATACCTACTGGAGGGATAGCAACAGTAATTGAAGTTGTTGCCCCAGTGTATCCACTTCCTCCACTAACAATACTCAAAGAGGAAATTGTACCTGCAATAGAAACATTAGCAGTTAAAGCAGCAGCCACAGGAGTAATACTATTATCAACAATAATTGAATTAAAGTCTAATGATCCTTCAGCTTCATAATTAAAGAGTTCAGAATTATCAACAAAAATTTCAGTATCACCAGTACGTATAGGACTAATAACCTTTGCTGTTGGGAATATTAAAGGTTCTATAGACTGTCTTGACTTATAAACAAGATTACCATCTATAACCTTCTCAACTTTTTGTTTAGTCCAATTTATGTGTCTTGATTCACTATTAATACCAAGACCATAGTATATTTCAGTTTCAACTGATTTAGATGAAGCAATCATAGAAACTGTTCTAGAATCTTGTTCTTCACCTTCATCATTTTTAGTTAATTGAACAATATCACCCTCTTCTATTGATGGTGTAATATTTGTAACCAATTGTGTATCAGAACCAGAAGTACCTTTATAGAAGAATACTGCTATATCATTCTCTGGTTTTGGTGGTTCAGTAAATATAAAGGTTGTACCACCTTCAAATAGATAAGAACTACCTGGTTCTTGAACAACTCCATCAACAATAATCAATAATGCATTAGAAAGATTGAGATGTTTATAATCACCACTATTATCTACCTCAAAACTTAAGAGATCACCTTGATATCTCAATTCAAATCTTCTCTTAGATCCATCTTGCTGTTCTTTAATATTGTCAATATAATCAAATTCTCCAAATTGCCAAGCAGAAAATCTATCAGTAAATGTATCAACAACCGTAAATTCTATTTGATTTATTGGTTCTGATAAATTCCTATCAGTAACCAATCCAACAGGTTTAAATACATCTCCAGGTTGGAATGAATACCCATCTCTAGCAATTTGCCATCTTGTAGCACCAAAATAACTAGAACCTATACCAACTTCAGAATCTACCTCAATATTAACCAGCATACCAATTCCAGTATCAGTGGTAGCTCCAATTCCTCTCCTTGATACTCCAGTAACACTAAGATTCGAATATGATGGTTCAGAAATTACTAATTGTGGATTATTATAAGTTTTACCAGCACCAGCAAGAGTGAATGCTAATGTTCCACCAGCACCTACAGTAGCAGTAACATTACCACCAGAACCAACACTAGATCCAACATTAAATGTAATTGAATTTGTATCATAAGATTCAATATCAAGCAATACACCTGCTTTAGGATCAGTTGCTCTAGGGTATCCATGCTCAGTTTTATAATCATCCTTAGAACATGTGAACACTAAAGATTCTGTTCTAAGTCCGACAACATTTGAATCTGTTAATCCATGAGCAGGTATGGTTAATGTTAACTGACCACTATAAGGTTCATAGATCGCATCAGTAGCAGTTTTTGCTATTCCAGAGAAGTTAGTAACATATAAACTTGTACCACTAGAACCAACAAATTTATGAGTGTATGCTACGTCTGAAACGCCTATAGAAACGGTATCAGGACGGTATCCTGAACCAAATGATGCATTACCATACCAAGGCATTACATCACCGCCACCGACGTATGTATGGGGTATAGTGCTTGTTCCTACATTAGTGGTGAATCTATAAGTAGCAGATTTTCCAACATTTACTGAAAATGATGTTGCACTAATTAATGTAATAGGTAAATTTTGTCCAGAAGCAGGGTCACTTGCTCTTGGATATGAATGGGTAGTGCTGTGATTATCTCTATCACAAGTAAACGTTATAGCATTGTTTGCAATTGTTACATTAGATCCATTAGCAATACCATGAGCACTAGCAAATGTCAATGTTAATACTCCACTTGTTGGGCTATATGTTGCTCCATTAGGTGTTAAATTTGTATTAACACCATTAGTAACAGCACTTGCGAACTTATGCACATAATCACCAGGAGTAGTTCTTAAAATTGGATAACTTAAATGTGTACTACCAAGACCTACTGGTTCTTCTGGGAAGAATGTTGTTGTTACACCAGCATGTGCTGTAGCACAACTAAATTCAAGTCTATGTAATTTAACTTCTTGAACAATACCAGATTCAAATCTATGGTCACCTTCTGTTGTAATATCCAGTACACCAGTAGTATTGTAATATGTTGCTGTAGTAATAGCAATAGGTTGTCCTGTAGCAGCAACTCCAACAATCTTATTGATAGCACCATTAGCATCTGTTTCAAGATAAGCTTTTGCTGGTACTAACGGAGCATAACCTAAACCTGGAGTAGAACCCAAACTTACTATTACACCACCTCTTGGTAATTGATTCTCATTAATATCAGATTCATTTATAACAACAGGGTCACCAAAGACGGTTGCTATTCCTGTAAACATGATACTAGTAGTTACACCAGTTTCATTACCTTCCAAAATTTCATAATTATTTTGTTGGTTATTATCTGTAGATGGTCTTTGATAAATGTTGTTTATTAATACTAATCCATTACCACCAGTACTTCCCATACCAACAGCATTGGTTCCATTAATTTTTAAATCAAAGTTTGTTGATATTCCTGTAAATTCATGTGATATATCATCGTAAATATCATTTGAACTATAATCATTTCTTAAATAAACTCTACCACTGAATTGAGATGTTGGGAAATCCAAATTACCAGCTGTTTTTGATATTTGAGGATTACCTCTTGGAGGAGCAGTGAAATGAACTTCATCACCCACAATATTATATGAACCTCTATAAACTTGTAAAGTTGCAGTATCTAAATGTGTTGTAGCAGATGTTCCAACAAAACCTCTCTCAACTTGAATCAAATTACTATTACCGACACCAGTAATTGGTCCAATATTAGTAGATCCAATACCAATATTTGTAATATTCATATACTCATTATCAATCTTTATTACATCACCAGATGAAATTGAAGATATTCCACTTACATGGAAAATTGTTCTGTCTGTACTAATACCAGTACCACCAAGAACTGTATCTACATTACTTGTTATATTATAACTGATTGGTGTAAATGCTAATGGTGATTGAATAATATTATCAACAATTAAAATAGATTTTGTATTACTCTTAGCCATTGCAAATTCATGGGCATTTCCTTCGCCTGGTGACATAAAGGTAACCGCAGTTCCTGCATTAGCTAAAGTTCTTGTAGTTGCTATTGAAAATGTGTCTGATGACTCTCTAATAGCAAATACACTTGATGGTAATATGTGAGTACCAGCAGCACTCTTATATTGCATAGCAGTGCTTCCAATACCAACAAAAGATGATTTTGGTGTGTAAATTAATTCTTCACCAGTTCTGAAGAAATGGTCTTTAATTGTAATTAATCCAGTTGTATGACTAACTATACCTACAGAAGCAGTAGGATTAAAGGTTTTAGCAAAAATTGGTGTTTTATTTGATGATAATATAAAATTAGTTCTATTAATACGATCACCATTAATGGAATTGTAGAATGATAAACCAATATCTTCTCTTGATTTTCCATATACAAAATCAGTTGTATCATCTATATTAAGAGTATCATTTTTATTATATAATGATAATGTTAATGATGCTACTTGAATATCGGTAGATGTATATGCCGTATCTGGATAGAATTTTAAGATATAATCATCAGAATCAAATTGACCACCAAAAGTACCAATTCCAGATACTAAATCAGATACTTGTGTATCACCAACTGAAAGGAATGGTAGTTGTTGAATATTAACATCAGTTTTGTTATGATTAATAATCACCTGATGAAGTGCTTTAGTTGAACCAGCACTAACTTCAATTAAAGATTTTGACGTGTTAAATAAAGATTTATTAAAAGCAAAACATTCTGTTGTTCCTGCACCACTCACATATTGTGATTGATATGTTGCAGTTCTTTCAGATCCATCAGTTTGATTAGGTGCTTTAAACCTATAAGTTCCAGTAGCAACACCTTCATTATATGTTGTTGTAGTTCCAATTCCAACTGCACTTGTTTTAATCTCTATTATATCCTCCAAATCATTTTGATAGTCTAATGAGAATATATCACCAACAATATTTCCAGTAAATGAACCCATTAATTCATTGGAATATCCTTCCGTTTGGTTATGAGTATCAATGAAATATTCAGACTTATAAGTATTTGTTTCATCATGTGTTAGATATATTTCAACATAATTCATTTCATTTGTTGTCTTATTAATCACCTGATTCTTTGTATAAAGAGATTTAATATGTCCCTTATCAACTGATATAATAGATGTAGTTGTTATTCCACTTGTATCAGGAAGAGCTGTGGTAGCAATACCAACAGTTCCAATCTTATCAATAAATCCAATAGAATGTGTTCCAATACCATTTGTAGAATCTATAGTATTTCTAATATATTTTAAATCATAATCATAATCAAATCCATCAGGTAATGGAGTAAATCTAACATATGCATTACCATCATCATTATCAAATACACCAAAGGTTCCTATAGAAGTATCATCCTCCAAAAATTCCCTCTTTAATAGTACAGAATCTTTCCCATTGTTTAATATAACAAGACTACTTGATTGTATATCTGTATTATCTGGATTGGTGACTCTAAAGAATATATCATCAAAAGTAATCTTGGTTGACAATTCTAAATCAAGAATATCCAAGTATTGTTGTGGAGAATCTTCAAGATTTGAAAACTGATGATTTATATCATCAATTTCTAAGACTTCATTACTCTTAGCAAGATAATAATCACTTAAACGTTTAGTTTCTAATTGTATAAATTTAGATGTTATATTATTTGGTGATAAATCAATTGCACTATCAAAGTTATAGATCGTATCAACTCTATTATGTTCGATGATATCCTTTATTACAATAGTTTCATCTGAACTTGAAATTCCTACTACTGTATTGGAACTAATACCAACATCTGCAAAATTCTTTAATCCACTTGTATGAAGTAATGCAGTTACAGGACTTCTTAATTCATCATATCCCTTAGAACTTTTAACTGTATATGATAAATTTTGATAATAATCATTATTAGGAACTACCTGATTATCTAAATCTAATTTTCCAATATCATCAGACCATCCAATATCCTTTTCGGTAGAAAAATCAACAGTATATCTTCCAAAATTATCTTTAGTACTTTCAATTTCTGCAATACATCCTGATAAACTACCAGTAATAATATCACCAACAGATAATATATCATTACCAAATACCTTTATTAAGTTGTTTCTAAACTCTATAATGTTTAACTTCAATTGAAGATTATTGCGAATTAAACTTTCACCAACTACAAATTTATCTGCCTCTTGAATTATACTAAATGTTGGATAATTTTTTCTGTTTACAATTGTAGCTAATGATTGTTGATCAGTAGCTGCTATTCCAGTATTAGTTGATATACCAACTAAATCAATTTCAACTGCATGGTCTACTGTAAGATCATTATACTTTATAACCTTTCCAAACTTATATCCATAATCAGTACTATTAAAACCAGATCCAGCTGAACCAACACGAGTAACTCCTTCTATAAAGACTTCATCACCAACTTTAAATGGATATGTGCCAATACCACTGGTATTGTAATTAAGATAGCATGTAAAAATACCAGTATTATTAGACATCATAGTCTTAATACCAACACCATTATCATTATCAACTGCAAATAATTCTACAGGTTGATCTGGTAATCCATGTGGTTTTGATACAATTTCAATATCAGCAATAGAAGACCCAACTACACTTGGTATTAATGCTCCAGTATTAATTTTTTCTCTGGTATTAGGATTAACAATATCAATTCTAGGTGCCTTAATATAATTGCTACCACCATCAGTAATAGTAATAATACCAATAGTATTAGAATTATTGATGACTATAGTGGGAGATATATCTAACTCTGGACTTAATGTTGTATCTGAAGAATACTCAAATCCTTCATTAATGACTCTTACTTTATTAACATTACCAATAATCTCAGATTCAGCAACTATAAGTGCTCCTTGACCCTCTGAAGAAGAAGATCCTACAAAATTAGGTAATTTTTTATATCCATAACCACCAGAATTAATTTTAACTCTATCAACCCCACCCTTTGTAGTCAAAGAAGTTGTTGTATAAACTAATGATTCACATTCACCAGCTGTATATGATGTCTTTACTGGAAGATTATCTAAAACAATATTAAATTCAGTACCAGCAGCACCAACAACACTGTATCTTCCATCATAAAGATTATTTACAAATGATATTTCAGAATAGTTATCAACTTGAACATCAGATGTGCTAATAAAACCAGATTTTGTTAAGGAATAATATAAGTTTTGTGGTAATGACTTATCATAGTTAAGTGTAACGGTAGCAGTAGTTCCTACACCTACTGTACCAACTCCAATAACACTAATATTACTGGTTGTTCCAGTAGAAACAAATTCATTGTTGAATTCCTTATCATAATATAATTTTAAGTCATATCCTTCTAATGATGAATCACTTACATCAAAAACTAAATTATTACCTCTAATAGATTCAATTTGTGGATTAATTTTAGAAAATCTATTTACAGTATTACCAGTTGCAGTTATATTAACAATTCTTGGAGGATTTGCAATAGAATCTACATAAGTATCACATAATTGTATACTATTTTCATTAACAGGATAAACATAATAAGACCTATCGGTACTCAATCCAGTAGGAACTGTAGCACCACTTATGGCAGTATAGAATACCTTATCTCCTCTATTAAATGGATGATTTTCTAAATTTAAAGTATCTAAAGTAACATTAATAGTAGATGCTGCTCCATCTACTGGATCTGTAATAATATTCCCACTATTCTCTTCTCTTATTATTCTAACACCAGTTGAAGTTCCTATTCCTACAGATAAATTTGGTTCAACACTTAATTTGATATTATCACCAATTTTTAAATTGTGATTTGTATTAACTTGAACAGTACCATCAATTTTTTGTACAGAACCTTTTACTGTGGCAAGACCAACTGTGGTAAATGAATAGGCATCATTATCAGTTCCTCCACCACGGAAATATAAACTTTTAAATTCATTAGTACTTGTAGTACCAATTCCAGTTTTTATACCAATAGTATTCTTAGTAACGTCTGAAATATAAAGTGAAGTAGAACCCAGATTATGTAGGATGCCATTTGCTTCATTTGATGTGTCTATGGCAGCACCATTAGCTGCATATGTTACTTGCTGATCTTTTTCAAATGGGTGATTTTCAATATAAATTCTTTGTGTTGGAACATTTCTGGTTATCTCAGAAACACCAAAACTGAAGGTCATAGATGAAGTAATACCAGGTTGAGTACCAACTCCAATAGTTTGTTTTGGATTGAAATAAGCCGTACTGTTAAGTTCAGACTCAAAATATTCTACAGATTTGTTAATTGTAAATGAATCTGGTGCAAAATAAACTTTACTTGTGGTTGAATGTGCTGTACCAGTAGATCTTTCTACTCTTAACACATTAAGATTATTAAAAATGTTTAATACTTTAAATTTTTGAGTATTAATCTCAATTGTGCTTCCAGCTGAAACATAACTTGGTATTCTAGAAACATATATTTCAGTGGTTAGTCCAGCACCACCAGAATTTACAACTATTGGATTAATTAGAACAGATGATTCTGTAGTTACTCCTATAACATATGATCCATCTATTTCAGATAATACAGAAGAACTGGATGAAATTCCAGTTGAAATAGTAGAAACACCAGAAAGAATAGCATGATCATTATTACTCCAATCATGTTCTGGTAAAACAGAAACTCTTAAAGTATCACTATTAACCCAAGTAATTACTGCATTTTCAAATACGGATGAAGCAACACTAACTTTAGTAACTGTTTTTCCTTCAATTGATGATATCGAAGCTGATAAACCTTCACCACTAGTACCTTCATTATCAAATTCTAACGTATCATTTATTCTATAATTTTCACCTGCATTGATAGAAGTTAATTTCTTAATGCTTCCAGATGTAACACTTTCTATTACACATTTTTGTCTATCAATTTCATTCGTTTCTATTATAAAATCATTATCAACATAATTATCAGATACTCTATATGGGAAAGTATTTCTTATTAAATTACTATTTTTAAAATTAAATGATTGATCATAACTCTGTTCTATTGGTAAAGACCTATAAGCATCACCTATAAAGTATGGGAATGTAGGATTTTTATCACTATCAATTGTTGCAAAATAAGCATATATACCGTCTGGAAAATCTGGAGTCTTACAGAATCTTCCATTATTTCTATCCAATCTACCACTATTTGTAAATTGATAATCCTCTACAAAATATCCATTACCAAAACCTGGTCGGTCAATAATATCAGATGTGTTTAATACATAACCAGATGTCATAATACCAACATCAGAACCAAATGGTTCGGAATATGCATAAGGGCCATATATTGGATTACCATCATATGCCCACCCAATAATAGGTGAAATGTTAGTGGTATTTCCTTCTATTGATTCTTTTGTTTCATTACCATAAGCCACAATACTATATTGTAAATTATCTCCATTATTCAACAATATATCATTACCATATTTTTGCTGTGCATTTACTGTTAGAGATCTTATATTCGAATTTAATGTCGCATTTTTACCTGCAGAAACGACATTTATAGATGATGCTGTAGAATAACCAATTCCAGCATTAATAATTTTAACATCAGTTATCTTATTATTAACAATAATAGGTCTTAATTTTGCACCAGTTCCCTTACCAGATGGATCTATAATATTTAAATCTGGTGTTGAATAATATTCAGTACCTTGATATATAACATTTACTGAATTTATTCGACCATTTACAATAACTGGTTTTAATTCTGAATTTTTACCATTTTTTATTGAAATAACAGGTTTCTTTTCAAAATTCAATACTGTAGAACCATAACCAGTTCCAGACTCATACAAATAAGTATCAATAATAGAACCTCTAACTTTAGGGGTTAAAACAAGATTTTCTACAGTCTGACTTGTAGTTCCTAAACCAACTAGGGTATAATTCAATGAAACTGAAATATCTGGATATTTAAATACCTGATATCCAGTACCATGAGATGCAAATTCTACTATATTTCTTCTATCAAACTCCGTATTATCGGTTCCACCAAGACCAGCATTTGCAACATTAAAGGAATCGTTATCAAGTTTAATAATCTTATAGTAAGTTGCAGTAGTTGTTATTCCAGTAGTTTTTGTTAATCCAGAAATAGATTGTGGTACTGTTGACCCTAATCCAACATTTGTTGTATATTCAACAATATCCCCATTACCAAATCCATGATTTTCAAAAATAACTTTATTATAAGTTGTTGATATTCCAGTGGGTTTAACTAGAAGTTTTCTATTTGTAAATTCACCACCATTAACGATTCTAATACCATCAACAGTTTTTCTATTTGGAAGTGTAGAGAACTTATGAACACCATTAAATCCAGTGGATCCAAAACTTACTGGATTGGTTTTAGATTTAACGTCATCAAAAGTAGGATATAACTTAACAGTATTATTATTGATCACATTTACATAATATGAAGAATTAGTTGTTAAGGAAGTACCTATACCAACAGATATACCATTATTATCATTTGAATTGTATATAACTTCTTCTTGATCTATAAAATTATGATTTTCTAAAAATGTTACTACATTAGTAGTTGTATTAATTCCACCACCATTAGGTGTAATTCTTCCATCAAATTCTACTTCTCTACGTCTAACTCTTATTACAGGTTCTAACGATGCACTACCATTACCACCACTAATATCAATAGATAAAACTTTATCAACATCAAATGATTGAGCATCTATATCAACATCCACTATAGATCCTTGAACAACTGCTTGTGCTAATGCAGTGGTACCAATTCCAGTAGAAATATCAATTTTTGGTGGATTTATAACATCATATTCAACTCCACCACCAATAACCTTCAATGAATCTAAAGGACCATAATAAACTTTATCATCTAATTTATAATTTCTAATCTCAACGCCATTAACTAATAATCCTACAGATCCTGAATTAGTTTTAATTTGATCTCCATTATTAATAGTTTGTTCTAATGGAAATTTCTTCAGTAATTTTTGAGGGCCTATGCTACTATTATTCTGGGATTCCAACACAAAAGTATGAACTGATGTGGAAGTAACATTAGAACTACTGATACCAATATAAGAACTAGAATTTACAAACGACCTAGATCTATATAAATTTATTTTTTTGGAGGAAGGTACTCCGACATAATAGTCTTGATTTGCTTCTAAACCAGTATATGGTGTTCCTGTGGGTTTATATGTAACCAAATCTCCAGATTTAAAAGGTACTGCATCATTAAACTGAATTGCACTATATTCGCTATTTGATCCAGTTTCATCTACCAATGCATTCCATGCATTTTCAGCAGTAGTAGCAGTATTAACACCAACCGTGATTGTATGTAATAAATTTGTGGTAACACCAACAATTTCTCCTGATGGTAAAGAGTTTGAAGCTACATAACAATATTCATCACCATCAACATAAACATTTTGTACGTCTGATACTATATTGTTAAATTCTAACGGAATTTTTGTACTTGATGCATAATTGATTCTTCTTCTCAAATCATAATCTTGAGGCCCAGCAGCAGTTCCATAAAGAAATGAATTACTTGATAATGTTACCCGATTACCGTCTATATTTTTAACGTATACATCACCATTTTGGCCAAGTACAACTTCATTTGTTCCTCTTTTAAGTACTTCAACCTTATCACCTTTCTTCAAACTAGAACGGTCTATAAGAGATGTTTCCAACAATACGTCTGATTGAGCACCCTGTAACGGTTTTAACTTAAATCTAGGACTTGTATTGTATATCCATGAGTTCGCAAATACCTGCTTATATGTCTTTCTACCTAAAGAAGGGTTTAAAATCCTATCTCCGACATTACTAACGGCAATTTCTTGTCCTTCATCAACATCTATATCGGTAGATACCTGTTCAAATTTTGATAGAACACCAGTCAGTCTTATTTCTACTTTTTTGGTAATATCTCCATCTTCATAACCATAATATATCTCATCATTTCTTAAATTCTCTGCAGAATCAATAGGATCATCAATTCCACTACAACCAAAGAATTGGTTTATACTTTTATCTGTATATGTGATATTTGTGTTAATTCCAGATGTAATTGTTCCTGTAGTACCAAAACCAACCGTAGAATCAACAGTAATTACAGTTGAATCCTTACCTACATCACCAATAACCTTGGTTGCAGGTGTAATTACAAAATCACCCTGAATGGCATCAGATTCTTCTGAATATCCACGGAATAATGATATCTTAAAGTATTGCTTATTCTCTGTCAGTGCTACACCAACCCTTGTAAATGCCTCAACTTCAGATATGGCAGCATTTGTGTTTATATCAGTGTTTTTGTATATTGTTTGACCTACTAATTTTAAAGGATCGCCAGAAATTATCTCTGCAATGGTAACCTGTCTTCTAACGTAATTAGATGAAGATGGTTTGATTAAATATTCTTCTAAATTTACAACTTTTGGCGTTTCACCATATAATACGTTAAAAAGTATCCTAAATGACTCATCTGTTCCCTTTGCTTCATATAATGTTCTTGACTCTTTTATAAAATTACCAACATTTACTTCAGGATGGAAAGAAGTGTCTTCTAATCCTGGTGTAAATGTTGTTTTTTGCTTTTTATAAAATTCTTTTAAGAATAATGAACTTAAATTCTGAATACTACTACCACTTGAATGTGAAGATATACCAGATGTGGAGAATACTAACTCTCCTTCATTTAAGTCTTGATGATAACTGGTTATTCCACTAAATCCACGTTTACAACCAGTAAATGTTGTTGATCCAATTCCTGTATATGTAATAATCTCATTATCTATCTTTAACAGACCATATTGCTTTGGAAATCCTTTTGTACTGTTAACATATATTGTTTCATCACCTGCAGTGATGCCAAGGCCAACTGTAGTAGAATCAACAACGACTTCTGGTGTTAAATTATCTAATTTTAAATATTGATCTAAATTATCTGTAATATCAACAGGGCCACCCTGATATTCCTGAGAAACGTAATATTGCTTTAGAAAATCTACAGCAAAACCTTTAGTATCTTCTGCTCTGACAAAATCAGGAAATTGGTTGCTTACAATTTGCTGAATCTTTACTCTAGATTCAATACCAGTGCTTATCATATTATTCTCTTATTAATTGTCCGTTTAAGTAACTTGATGAATAGTAATCCTTGATAAATGTAGTTCCAGTTATTTCATCACCAGAACTAATTACATCCCTAACCATATTTATTTTACTTTTTGAAACGCTAAAATCTAGATATAATTCCTTTAAACCAACGATATCATTTGATTCTGGAGTTGCCTGTACCTCCACTATACCAGTACCATCAACGGATCCAAGAATATTTACGGTTCCTAATAAAATTTCACCTTTCATATAATCAATTGTACCCGCAGATTTTGCCACCACGTTGTTATCACCATTTGGTAATATTTCTACCATCGAAATAATACCCGTTTTTAGGTCAGGATTGGGTATATCTGTAATATATACTGGTCTGGTTGTGCTAGAAATATAAAAACCAGTCGATTTGATGTTACGTCCAGCAGCATTCACGTGTAATTGATTACCATAACACAATTCATACTGAGCTAACTGATTTGTGGCAAGTTTTAGGTTCCTTCGAATCAAAACTTTGGTTATATTTGATGTTATTGCTACATCTGTGTTATCAATTACCTGTTGAACCTTACTAAATTTGAATCTACCACCAAATTTATTCATATCAATTGAATCTGAGTAAGAATTTAGTGAATTTTCTACTTTCGTCAATAAATTATTAACATCAGATACCTTATTGTTATTATAATACACTGAAGACATAATTTCGACGTATAATATCTTCAAATCTTCGATTCTTTGGTTGATTCCAGAGATTGAATATTGCTTTAATTTTGATAAAATCAGAGATTTATTAAAATCAGAAACAAAAAAACCATTTTTAGGTTTAATACTGATAATAACATTCCCATATTCTGGTGGATCCATTTCCTCACCACCAACAACAGCCACAGACTCTGTATCTGGATATATTGTTTTTATAATTGCCTCATAGTCTCTGGGTGTGACTGCACGATATTGGGAGGCATATATTCTTGGTGCAAAGTACTTTATAGAACTAATACTCTCAATTTCGGCACCATTTTGTGAAGATTGAATGGTTGTGATTGGTGGAGTCGTATCTAATTGAATTGTTCCTCCAGAACTATTCAAAATTTGACCAGAATAAGAAAAACTATTACCATTTCCCATTCCATTACCATCTGTACCATCAGTAATGATGTAATTTACCGTTATTACGGCATCATTTTCCAATTTTTTACCAATAAATCCGTCACCAAAGAGTAATTCATACCTTTCGTCTTGAACTTCTTGTATTAAATAGATTTCTGACGTGGATGTGACGTTTAAAATGTTTTCTACAAGAGAATATTGCTCTCCAAGACCAGCATCACCCACACCTTTGACATATACTCTAATTGTAGAGGTGTCTACACCAGCATTATCCAATATAAATCTCTGATCCAGTGATCCATTTACGGTAAATGACTTTGTGAGTAGTGTTCCTTGCTTAATATTGATATTACTGAAGGTACCTTTATTTGCTATGACTGGAACAGAGATATCTTCTGGTGTAGAAAAGACCACAGACGTATCACTTTGGTTACCGACGCACACTATACCTGCCTTTAAGGTCATCAGAGGGGTACTAGTACTGGTTTCTGCAGTAAATGATATGGTTGCTGTTGCTGCCGTCCTAGAGCGTGGTACATACCCTATGTTTCGTGCCAGTGATGTCACATTTTCTCTTAGGGTTGCCGAATCCAAGAAGGATTCATTCACAACCATGTTGGAATTAAATGCCGTTATGTAGGTATTATATGCCAACATGTCAATAATGATCGACATATTCGACCCTTCAAAGTCAAAATCGGTAAAATTCGAATTTGCACGTAAATAATCCTTAATTGAGGTCTTTATTTGATCAAAATCAAGATTTGCGAACTTAGTAAATGGCATTTTATCTCGTCGATTCTAAAAGGAACGTATATTCTTGTGTTGGAAACTCTTGGCCAACGATATCATAGATGACCGTACAGTTAAATGTGTTATTATCTGGTTGTGGATCAACTTCTACGACCACATTTTCAATTCTTGGTTCAAAATTATGAAGTGATATCTCAATTTGCCCCTGAATTGTGGATGCAGTACCAAAATCAACGAAGTCAAATAGACTCTTATAGACATCAGAACCAAATAATGAATCAAAAAACTTCTCAGTGGGTATAGTTTGCACTATATTTCTTACAGACCTACTGATAGCAGTCTCATTCTTTAATATTTTTAAGTCTTTGGATATTGGATGTGGTTCAAAAGACAAACTAATGTCCTTAAATGCACGTGATATCCGTTGAATTGCCATTATAACAAGGTTTTTTTCTATTTATACTCACTTTCCCATAAAAAAAGACCCCGTGGGGTCTTAATCATTTATTTACCTTGTCCTCTGGGTCTTTTGCGAGTCGAGTTTCGAGAGGTCGCCGCATACTTGGTATGTTTCCCAGTGCCCTGACGAGTCTTCTTGGGCGGCGATTGTATAAAATCTCCACCAGATATACCACCAGTTGCTTTAGCCATCAATTTCCTCCATGTATGTGATTGTTTTTATTGAGTCTGGGTGTGGAGAACCCGTCTGATAAAATTCGAGAGCATAATCCTCCATAATGGCGAAGTATTCACCCTGACCCAATCCTGTGAATACTTCCTTGTCGTCAACGAAGATTTTATATAACTCGTGTTTTCTCATGCCCTACTCTGATACGTGGGTCACACCAGATTTCAAATCCTGCTTCCTTTGCATCGAGACAGAATGAGACATCCTCTCCACACATATCCTGTACCTCACCAGATTCAAAGACTTGCATCTTGGGGGCGAACCAAGGATAAGGTATTCCTTCATCCTCGAAGACTCCTTTACGTATAAGAAGCCAACCGAAACCTGTATAATCTACTGTGAACGGTTTCTTACGTTTGGATATGCTTTCGACGGTTTCGTGATTCATCACTCCACCATTGCTACGAAAATCATCCTCTTCTAACCAATGTGCTACAGAAGTTGTTCTACCATCTTCGGTTGCATACCATCCTGCTACAATGGATCTCTCATGTGTGGTACCTTCAACTGTTGGATTCGCATCCAAGATTAACTGAAAGAACTTCTCAGAATTGAATACAATATCACTATCAATCCATAACTGATAATCATACTTTAACTTACCGTCCCATGGAAGTTGGTTTGGGCCTCTAAGCACATTGGCCCCAAGACACTTACATCTTGCAAAGTTCACCATTGAACTGTAGTCTTGTGAAATCTGTATACTCGCCCCTGACTGTACTAAGTCAAAACAGAGTTGTACAAAACTTTTTAGAAAAGCAAATGAGACTCCTCTACCTGGTAGACAAAAGACGATTGCTTTTCCTTTTAAAAGTTCTTTTGCTCTTTCGTAGTCCCATTCTGGTTCTTTTTTTGCGGCACTGGGAGTTTTTGCCTTTACCGTAAATCCTTTAGCCATAATCGAATTCGCTTATTAGGGTTAATTACTATAGTATCAATATTATACCGTATTATGTATGAATCGTCAATAAGACGACTCTTCATATTTCTTGGGGTTTTCCGAAGGGCCTACCACCGAATATGAAATCTCTTCTTTAAAATATGAGTGATATATTCTCCTCCATATGATATTGAACTCCCATTCATTAAGATTCTTGAATAAACATCTGTCTTCTAGGTAGATGTGGTAAGTCTTTTCTGCTTCAAGCATCTTCGTCGGTCAAAAAGAGGTCTCCGTTATCTATGTTCCACTTTATGACCACATCTTCGTACCATCCGAATTCGTTGATAATCTCTTCGGGAATCTTTATTTGATACTTATCGGTGACTGGATCAATCTCTATGGTGCTAAAAATTTCCTCAAAATTTTTTTTCATACTTTTGAACTGCCATGTCGTTTTTATATAGGGGGTTTTATTTTTTGAGCGTGTTTATATTTCTCTCGCTTCCGTAACACTTTGTAGGTTAGGGTAGTTACCCGTTTTTATAACGGGGGGGCAACAACGCCCCCCACTGTCTGATTCACGAACGATTAGGTAGCTGAACCCTGTAATACCATAGCCCTTCTATCTGCTTTATACTGAGCCTTGGCTCTCTGGAT